TTTTCGCATAATTAGACTCACTCTTCACAATCTTATATATAACCGCTACATTTGGCTTGGTGATCCCCATACACCAGACAGAACCTCCCTAGAAGTGCATTTTAAAGGGAGGTTTTGTTGTCTTTGCCACTCACTAAGTTAGCAGGATTATGGAATCAAAAACGATTGTATGTTTTTGTTCACATTGCTTAGAAAAAAGAAAACAGATTGAGAGAGCTTACCTATTGAACAACAAAAAAGAACTAGCTAAGGTTAAATAGCAATTTATCAGGAGGCTGCAAGCTTAAGTATTAAACATCAAGATTAGGTATAGACATTACCCCTGGCTCTTAGAGGACGCTAGGGGTTTTGTTTTGGTCTAGGGTGATAAACCTCAACTTCCGACATACATTGAGGACAACTCAAAAAAGCGACATAATCAAAATCCTCTAAATGGTCACAATCAGAATCACTCCCCCAAATCAATTCGGTGTCGCAGTGCCAGCAGTTCACTTTTTCTTTTCCCAGTGTTTTATCAATAGTTCTAACTCCTTAATTCTGGCTTTCGCCATTGCTATCTTTTCCTCCATCCGTTTGGATCTCTCTTAGTTACTTCCAACCTAGCAATATCCTTTTCTATAGCATTTAAACGATGGAAAATTTCACGTATATCACCCTGTCTTCTGCTGGAACGATTTGCTAAGACCATTAACGCTCCAGAAATAGCTGCCCCTATCAAGGCTGCGAGTAGTTCTTGAGGCATTTTGTACGTTTTAGGAGTAATCTTAGACTATTGTTTCTATTTTTCTATGCCCGAAACCAAGCCAGAAAAGAAAAATCCGTTACAAAAACTTAAAGACGGATTAGAAGACAAAGAGGAACAGTTACAAGTTTTATCTACATTTGTAAGATTAGGAGTTGTCGTTTGGAGTGGGTTTATATTAACTTTAAACTATGTAGAATTGCCAGGTTTAGGTAAACAAGAAAGGATCGACCCGACTTTCATAGCAAGTGTTTTTACAGGAGCATTAGCAAGTTTTGGATTGGAAACTGCGAAGAAAAGAGGTGATGGAACTTACAAAGCTGACGAAGAAAAAAGGAAAGCAGAGGCAGAAACAGCAGGTTTTAGTAATGGAGTTCCTTACACAATAATCAAAGTCGAGACTCCAATAAAACTCGTACCAGACAAGCCAAGAATTGATCCTGTTTCTGGTAAAGAGATTAATCCTCAAAGTGGGAGGTTGACATGATGGGAGAAGATCTTTCTATCGATGCGAGGCAGGAAACTCGTATTGTTTGCACAGAGATGAAGCTCAAACGAGCAGAGGAGAAAATAGGTGATTTAGAAGATAGGGTTAGACAATTAGAGAAAAGGGTATTCCAAGCTGCCGCAGTTGTTAGTGCAGGTTTGGCAGTATTAGGATTATTAGCACAAATCAGTAAGGCTTATTTATGAAAAAGCTATTCTTACTACTCCTTTTAGCGTCTCCTGTTAAGGCAGACATGACGCATAACATCACAACTTCAACTCAGCTTTCAGTCAATGGCTCTTATACGGATGCCAACAGAATAGGGAGTACTTACGCAGTTTCAGGTTCCAATATAAAAGTTGCTGACGATGCTCACTTTGGAAAATTAACTGCTGGCACTGCTACAACGGCAGCAACACTTGATGTTGGAGCGTATGACGTAAATACAGCGGGTGCAGCTTTTTCATTCTCGGAAAGTTGGACTCAAGGAGACGCTACAAATCCTGTAGGATCAGGGGTTGATGTGACTTCAGGTGTGGTGGCTGATATGCCAGCGTACGGTGAAGTTTTAACGATGTCTGGAGGTGTCGCAGGATCATTGGCTGGCACTATCACCAGTGCTGGAGTGGTTACGCTAACGGCTGGAGGAGCAAATACAAGTGCCATTGGTTCAGTAGTAACCAGCGTGACGGTGAAGTAATGCACGTACCAATTCTTGTTTGCTCAATTGCTGTCGTCATCCTTCTTGGATTTAATTTCATAATGTGGAAACACTATATGGATATACATAAATGAAGCGTTATTTACTGCTATTGTTATTATTAAATAGCTGGCAAAAACCAGTCATAGCAGTGCCAGTTGTGCCAAATTTTTCTAGTGGTACAATGTCCGCCGTCACACGTACAACACAAAATGTTACTGAATCTATTGTCTCTACTGACTTCAACACTGGGCATACTTATACGATCAATGGAACGAATTTGTCTATTGATGGCACGACCCTTTCACCTTCGCCAGCAGAGACGAGCCAAACGATCAACGGAGTAAGTTATACATGGACAGGAGCAGATCTAACAACCAAACCAAACGTCACGATTGCCAATCCAGGTCAAGCGTTCCAGTACGCAGAAAGTTACATTGGTCCTGGCCTTTCCAATATGACAACAATAAACCGAACAACAGTCTTAGAAAGTGTTACCGAAACAACCTCAGTCTTCTCGCAATAATATTATTTAGTGGTTCAAGTGCATTAGCTAATACTTCACAAACTGCGGCTCCAGTAGCTAATACATCAGCTTCGCTAACTAACATGGCGATCCAGACATTGCAGGGAAATCTTATACAAAATCAGTATGGAGGTGGAGTAGTTTGTCAGGGGCCAATGTTGACATTTTCTCCTTTCATTACTGACTCACATTCATTCTCTAAACCAAGGGAATACTGGTACGACTCTCCAGTGTATAGCGATGAAGGAGATATTTTATATCATCAAAGAACACGTACAGGACAGAAGGATAATTTCTCACTTAATGTCGGTGCTAGTTTAACTTTTTCAATGCCACTTGATCGAAGATTTCAAGAGCGTTGTTTGAAAAATGCAAAGTTACAAGGAGATCATCAACAGCAGCTAATTGATAATAAAAAACTAGATTGGCACATCGCAAGACTTCGTGAATGTGGAAAATTGCGTCTAGCTGGAATTGAGTTTGCTAAAGATTCTCCTTACTATCATCTCTGTGAAGATGTTGTAGTTAAACCTAAAATGGGTCAAGTTTTACCACATAGACACGTTATTTCTTCTCCTTTAGAGGTGGAAGACCCCTCTTCTCCCGATAAGAAGTAGTTCTTCTTTCTGATAAGTTTGGTCGTTTTACTTTCTTACCTAATATCTTTTTAACTTTATTTATGATCTGCTTAATTATTGGTTTCACTGCCTTCAAAAGCAGTGGTGTACTCAATGCAGCAGTTGTAGCCACAAGAGTAATTCCTCCCGTTTTCACCACCTGGGGAACAGTGGGTATCGCATCAATTATCTGTTGTTGAACATTTAATTTTTTATATCTAGTTACACAACGGTTTCCGACCAATTCATACTTAATAATCTGTTTAGCACCTTCTTCTACTTTTGTACCGATCTCAGGCGCACCATCGGGAGGACACTCTTCTGGCTGTTGTTCTGGCACTGCTGCTGCTGGAGGGATTTCTGGCTCTTCGTATCGTTGAGGCTCTTCGTCTTTTATAGGAACCAACTGCAACGGATCGTAATTCATTGGCTCATAGGCAGGAACACCGCCAGGACACAAAATTAAATTATGTTTTGGATCGTTGTCTATCAGGGCATCGTTTTCAATACTTCGCCTCGCTTTAACACAAGGCATTTCAATAATTGGAAACCCTATTGGGACATTTACTGGTACGTTCGGAGCATTAATAACAGGCGTATTGATGACATAAGTATTGACAGGCTCGACTCCAATAGCAGGAATCTCAACTTTAGGAATCAAAATCTAGGTAGTCCAATCGCTTTTTTCTGTTCGTTCTTCTGTTGTGCAGGACTTAACGCTCCAGTAGGCAAGGCAGGACCAGATAATCCAGGCATTTTCATGGCACCCATTACCTTTTCCATTGCCTTGTCTTGAAGCATCTTCTGATTATCTTCATTCGTTATCCATAAATAACCAAATACCCCGCCACCAGTGATTGCTGCTACAAGCACAAAGGAAAGTACACTGATAATGTTGAGAATTTTTTGCATGGTAAAAGAAGCTATTTTAAAAGCTATTACTCACACTAGTCTAATTATGGCTATTGGACTTCTTCCTCTGTTGCCTCTTCACTTGATACTTCGCATGAAGGTTCAGTCTCTTCCTCTTGAACAAGCGACTCTGCATACTGAATACCACCCTTCAACTGAAGGATTTCAGAAATAGTAGTATTTAAAGCATTTTCTAGCTGTACTTTGTATTGTTCTTTTTCAGCTAGGGTTGTTTTCCATTTAGAAAGTTGATCAGCCATAATTAATATTTAGACTTCCCAAGTGTAACGGCTGCATCTATGTCTGTAAAAGATTCGGATGTCCAGATAGAGGTCGTTCCATCTTCTTTTTTGTAAGCTTTGATAATTTCTAGATGATCAACATTCCTTTTGAGGGTTGCCTTGTCATCATCAGTTAAAGATGATTGACCAGCAACAGTGTTAATCAAGGTGACACTATCACCAGCAGCACTAAAAATTTGTGCAACTTCATCTGCTGTTCTTTCAGCCATGAGAAATAAGAATGAATAGGTTTATTCTACCCTGCTTCGAGGGCAGTGACTTTTGCAGATAATTCTTTTATTGCATTAACAAGGATGGGAACTAGCCGTTCATATTTAAGACCATAAGCTGAATCATCTTCGTTTAAGTTAACAACTAACATATCATCTTTATCGCTAGGGTTTCCCTCAATAGCTAAGACATCTTGGGCTAAGAATCCAATATGTTTTTTATTACGTTTCTTGCTTCCATCAGGTGTATTATCATCGTACCAAGTACGTTTATCCCATCTATATGTTATTGGGTTTAATTGATTAACCCAATTTAAACCATGAGTAAAGTTAGTTATATCTGTTTTATCTCTTTTATCAGAGGACGAAATACTTGTATCAGCACAATATAAATCAGTAACACTATTGTTACCAAGACATATAATATTATCTCCTGTAGTTATGTTTCCTGAAGGAGAAGCAGCAGTACCAGACTGGTTTCCAAGTGTCATATTATTATCTCCACTTGATATTCCATTACCGCAATCAAATCCAATACATGTGTTTTTAATACCGTCTAAAATTACTTGACCAGCATTGCTTCCCATCGCAACATTCTGACCACCTGTGGTACAAGTTGTTAAAGCTCCTTTTCCTAATACACAGTTTTCATTACCTGTTGTTATTGCATCGCCAGCATTAATACCAATAATTGTATTCTCTACACCTGTTGTTATATTTGTTGCCACACTTTTACCAACAGCAGTATTGTGAGAACCTGTTGTGCAAAGTTGCAAGGCGTAGGTTCCAACAGCTACGTTATTAGTTCCAGTTGTATTTGTTTGTAGTGCATAAGAACCAATAGCAACATTCTTATCTGCTGTCGTATTTCCTTTTAATGCATAATAACCAACGGCAACATTCCAGTCACCAGTTGTATTTACCTGTCCAGCATAATAACCAACACCTGTATTAGCTCCTCCCGTTGTGGTATGCCTAAAGGCTCCTTCACCACAACCAGTATTTTGACTACCAGTTGTATTGTCAGTTAATGCCTCGTCTCCACATGCAGTGTTATTAGCTCCTGTAGTATTATCTTCTAAAGAAGCATGACCTATAGCAGTATTATGGTTTCCTTCTGAGTTTGCAGATAAACTGCTCCAACCAACGGCTGTATTATTAACGCCTGTTGTATTTGTTGTTAAAGAAGACTTACCTACAGCAGTATTTTCTGATCCTGTCGTATTAGCATCTAAAGAATATGAACCTACCGCAGTATTAGACGCACCAGTTGTATTCATATATAAAGCAATATAACCAAGAGCAGTATTATCGCTTGCATCCGTATTAGCTCTTAAAGCTGCATAACCAACAGCAGTATGTCTAGTTGCGGTTGTGTTGTCTCTTAAAGACTCATAGCCAACAGCAGTATTACCTGTTGCAGTTGTATTCTCCTGCATTGCTTCAGTACCAATAGCAGTATTTTGATTTCCTGAAGTGTTTTCAAATAATGCCCTAGAACCTACCGCAGTGTTATTTTGTCCTGTGTTGTCGTATAAGACGTTATAACCGACCCCAGTATTATTGCTATTTGTAGTGACTTTTTCTAAGGTATTTTGACCTATAGCGGTATTATGTTCTCCTGTCGTATTTGCTTGTAATGCACCATAACCAACAGCATGGTTTCCAGATCCAGAGGTATTAGCTGCTAAAGCACTTTTACCAATAGCTACAGAATAAGACTGAGTTGTATTCGCAGCTAAAGCACTTTTTCCTATAGCAATATTATGACTTCCAGTAGTATGGAGTTCAAGAGCAAGATCACCAACAGCAACATTATCACTACCTGTTGTATTATCTGCTAATGCCTTATAACCAACAGCAGTGTTTCTAGCACCTGTTGTATTGTCTTGTAGAGAATGAGAACCTACAGAGGTGTTATAAGAAGAAGTTGTATTAGATGATAACGATCCATAACCAAGACCTGTATTGTTTTGTCCTGTTGTATTTGCATCTAATGAACTCCTACCT